GTACTAAATGTAAAACTTGACGCAATAGTACAAGAACTTGTGGTTGTTAAAGCACTACCTAATGTTTTAGTTCCTGTTCCTGATATGCTTATTGGACTAGCAAGACTAACTCCATTGGTGGTAATAGTAAAAGAAGTTGATGTAGAAGCACTTGTAAAACTTAATGTACCTGTATTACTCCAAGTCATTCCATTTTGCAAAGTAAATACACCAGCTAATCCTGATGCACCACTTACTGTTAAACCTTGAGTTCCAGCAATAGTTCCTGTAAATCCTGTAGCAATAACTTGCCTAGCTACTGCGGCTGCAGCAGTCGCAATGGTTACAGTAACCGCACCTGAGGCTGCATCAAAATATACATCATCAGTAGCAGTAGGTACGGCTTGACCACCAGTACCACCTGAAGTCAAAGCCCATTTAGTGCCAACAGTTGCATCCCAAGAAGCTGTACCGCCTACCCAATATCTATTCGCCATCAGGAACTCTTGTTATAAAAGCGTACCAATTATCAAATCGAGTTTGTTTCATCGCTTCAATTTCTTCATCAGTAAATGTGTGGTCATCTTCTAGGTGTAAAGCATCACCAAATGAATACCCATTTTGTTCAATAACAAAGTCAATTTTTATCATTATGCACTCGCTACGCAACGCCACTTAGTTGTGGCTACATTCCAAATAAAACCAATATCTAATCTAGCTGTAGTAACTGTAGTGCTTGGTAAAGTAACTGTAGATGATTCAAATGAAGCACCCCAAGTAATACCAATAGCACCTGTTCCTGTAATTGAAATAATTAACTTTTGACCATTGACAGGTGTACCAGTTAAGTTAGTAGTAAATGATGTAATGGTTGCAGATTGACCTGTAATTACCATCATGTCGTAATTATCGGTATTTAATGTAGGTGTAGCTGAGTTTGCGGTTGATGCTAATACTCTAGGCTGAACCCATTTATTTGTAAGGGTTTGAGTTCCGCTATTTGTGGTAACAGTAGAATCAATAGCAATCGTGCCTGTGCTTGTAATTGTGCCGCCTGATAAGCCTGTTCCTGCCACAATGCTAGTTACTGTTCCACTACCTTTATTGTTAAATGTTGTCCAATCGGTTGATGTTAAGTAACCATTTACAGAAGTAGTAGCGGCTGGCATGGATATAGCAGGAGTAGCACCACCGCTAGAAACTACTGGGCTTGTGCCAGTTACGCTTGTTACTAACCCACTAACGCCAGTAATTGTGCCGCCTGTAATGGCTACCGCATTGGCGTTTTGTTGCGCCATATCGCCTAAAACACCATCAATACCAGTTAAAGTATTGATTTGGTTCTGTAGTGATACTAAAGTATCGGTAACAGTCTGTGAAGTACCTGAACCACCGCTATTAATGATGATGTTTTGAGCAACATCGGGTGATAGTATCTGACCGCAGTCAATTTCACTACCATTTGATAGGTAAACAACTAATGAACCATCAAAGTCAATCTTAGCGTCAACGACAGAGATACCATCTTTGCCATCTACACCATCTTTACCATCTGTTCCATCTTTACCGCTGATACCATCACGACCATCTTGTCCGTTTTTACCGTCTTTACCAGCTTTACCTGTGGGACCTTGGACACCTTGCTTTGCAGGAGTGTTATTTAGCTCGGTTAACTTAGCTTCTAGCTTGGCTTCAATGGTTTTTAATGCTTGAATCACCATATCAGCGTTCTTACCGACTGCTTCAGTACGCTTTTGCTTCGCTTCAATGATAGTTTGCTCTACCTGAGCTAAGGCTTGCTGCTGTTCTTCTAACGAAACAGCACTATTACCGATTTTCTTGATAAAATCTTTAATATTAGCCATTGTTGGATAATTTCTCAGTTAAGTTATTCAGAAAGTCTTCTTCTGCTTTCCCTATTGTAGCAACTTTATCTGCCATTTGCAACTCAACAATCTTGGTGTTGTTTTTTAAGTCTGCTTCTTTGAGCATTAACTCAGCAATCTTCACCCTGCGGTCAAATTCTGCGTTAGCAGCATTGCCTTCGTCCGGTAAATTGCGTGAAACCGCACTAATAACCTTGGCTTCTACTTCTTTTGGAGCCAACTGAGCCTCAACCATGGTCTTCTGAGCATCTGCCATGTCTTTAGCAGCACTAGCGTCAAGCTGTTTAATCTGAGCTTGCTGGGTTTGCATTGCTAGTTGAGCCTGAACTTGTTGCATTTGCTGTTGTTCTGGGTTAGGCTGACTCATCTGTGTCAATGCAGCTTCCATCTCAGCACGATTAGACAGACTAGAGTTTGCAATAATGCCTTTAAGGATGATTGGTAACACTGGCGTATCAGGTCCAAGGGTTTGTAGTAAGCCAATGAGCTGTTGCTGTTCGTACTCACGAGCCATGATGCCCAAGGTTGCAGTTGGGATAAACTGCATATCAACAGAAGGATAACGCTCAGGGTCAAACTGCATATACCGATAGGCTGCTTTTTTAATCAGCGGAACCATAAAGTCTTCTTGGAAGTTAGTTAGAGTCCTCTTATACTTCTTGATAATACCAGCCATTGCCATTGACATACCAGCACCAGAAGCGTCTCTGGAAGCCTGTGATACAACACCTTGGCTATCAAGAGTTCCAGTTGCCATTAGGAGCATACGCTCAAACTCTTTAGAGGTAGCGAAGTTCTCTGGCGAGGTTTGACCAAACTTGAATGGGAATAGAATCTCTGCTGGATTACCGTTCGTGAGGATTGCTTTACCGGGTTTCACTTCAAACTTAGAACCACGAGGTAAGCGAGTAGCGTCCATCGCAATCATTGGTGCGGTTGTTAATGCCAAGCTATCTAGGTGACTGCGTAGTTGAGCATCGATAGCCTTTTGCATATTATAGGCTTTCTCGACAGTGCCACGACCCCAGAACCGATTAGGAACAGTGTCATCCTGATATGCCAACACAGGGCGGTCTTGCATCATGTAGGGGTTCTTCTCAGCCTTGAGGAGTAGTCCATCATTAGCAATCACTACAATCGCCTCTACGAGGTCGCTATAGGTGTCAGCGGTGCTTTCTTCAGGGAAGAGGTCAACAACTTCGTCACCTTCGTTTTCTAACTGCTCTAGGTACTCTCTTGGGACTAAACCGTAGTATGTCAGGAGTTTGACTTTGTCGTCTTGGTACTGCACTACTTCTTGGGTGACTTCTAAGTCGTCATCGTTGCCAGCAGGTCCGATGTCTACCTTACGATAGATACCCTTCTCCATGCCTTCAACTACTTTATGAATAGACACAAACTTCTCAACTGCACATCCCATCGCATCGTCAATCGAGGTAGCATTAGGGTCAATGAGGAAGTTCTTAGGATTGACAGGGTTTACCTTAACGCAGAAGTATTCTCTTTCTTGTACGCCATAGGCGGCTTGGTCCATGCCCGGCATTGGCATCGTAGCAGGGACAAACTCTTTCTCTTGCTTAACGATAATCTCGCCAATACCTGTACCATAAATCTCTGCCATCAATTCGATTTGGTCGATAGACTTACGAATCTTATGCTTTTCTAAATCTTCTTTGAGCTGAATCTTTAGTGCCTCAACATCCATCGGATTGTTGTTGTAGTCTCTAACATCGTCTTTGATGTCAAAGAACTCTCCGTTACCAAAGATAGCTTCCATGATTTCAGCGTGGCGGGTTTCTACCGCTTGCTGAGTAGCTGGACTAATTAGGCGGCTACGCTCAGAGTCTCGTGTCTTGTCTTCGTCAGCCCAGATACCACGAAAGATACGCTCGTACTCTTTCCAGTATTCTAGGTAGTTCTCATCACGAGAATCTCTCCATCTGTCGCAGTGTTGGATAACAAAGGCACAAAGCTCTTTGTCTGCTTCAGAAGGTTCTTCCCAGCTAGTACCTTCGTTCATGTCCATATTTTCAGCCATTTTAATCCTTTATCAATATCCGGAAATAACATCAAGAGCTTCCCAATCATCAGACTCATTGTCAATACTGTAGCTAGTGACAGCGAGTTGGTCGATATAGCTTAATGCATCCACTAAGTCGTCGTGTACATTAGAGGTGGGAAACATCAAGAGTTGGTCAACAAACTCATCAAAGTCTTCTTCCGCATTGAGTATAACTCGTCCATGCTCAAAGCGACCTTGTAGTCCCCAAACAATCCTATCTACTTTTTTCTTATTGCCATGCGTCAAATCTAGGATATGTGCGTAACAGTTGTTCTTTCGCATCAAATCACTGAGATAAGGCAAGACTGCATTCTTTAGCGCCCCTCGCTCGATTCCAACTGCTAGAGGTTCGTACTCTTTAATATTCTTTAAGATGTTCAGTGCGGTGGTTTGTATATCCCAACGCCCAGCTTCAATCTTATCTACAAACCAAGTGCCATCATCGGTTACTTTGACAATGGCGATAGCAGACTGGTCAAGTCGTTTCTTGGTAGCACTAGCACTCTTAGCGACATCTTCAAAGCCAGCTAAGTCTACTGCAATGTACCACGAACCATCTTTAGGTTGCTCATCAAACTTAATCCACTCTTCTTTAAATAATCCTGCACCAGCATTATTAAAGGAAGACAGGTACTCTTGGTTAAAGGCAAAGCTACTTAGTGTTCTCTTTGCAGCCTCAATCTCTTTTGGGTCAATCGTTTCATTGTCAGCGGTGGTAAAGTGCCAAGATTTCCAATCTGCATCGTCTCCACTCTGTCCCAATTGAAACCAATCATAGAAATGGTTTCGTCCAGATGGAGTAGAGATAAACATTGCTCTACCTTTTTTATCAGACAAAGCAGCACGAAGTACTCGTTCCCAAATCTCTGACTTGATAAAAGCGACCTCGTCCATTACCAAGTACGATAAAGACACACCACGCAAAGAGTCTTGGTTGTCAGCGCCTCTAACTAAAATCTTTATGTCGTTTATCAGCGTTATTTCCAAATTATTAATATGCGCCGATTTAATAACTGGACGACCTAGTTCTTGCAACAAATCAAAAATAATTGTTCTAGCTTGTCCCAATGTTGGAGCCACATACATTACAGCCGACCCCTTTGGACAGTTTAAACCCTCAATTAAAAGCGTGGTAGCTGACAGTCTTGATTTACCGCACCGTCTTCCTGCCGCAATGACTTTAAAGCGAGTAGGGTCTGTAAAGACTTCTCTTTGCCATTTTAATAACTGAAAATTAAGTTCTGCCATGTTTCCTTAAATATTCCGCTGCGTCTTGTAGCAGTTGTGGATTGTCCTTAAATAAACCCAGTCCTTGATTACAGGGACTACATAATAAATCTCTTACGACACCAGTTGTGTGACAATGGTCTACAGCTAAGGCTTTGTCTCCAACCTTTGTTTTACAGATAAAACACGAGTAGTTTTGCTTTTCTAGTCTTACTTCGTATTCTTCTTTTGTAATTCCATAATTCTTTTGTAAGCAATAATCCTGTCGTTTTATTTTATAACTATCTTGTTGTTGTCTTTTCTTCTCAAGTGTATTACGACAAATTTTACAATGTTTTCGTTTAATACCTTTATCACGATAGTGCCAGTGATAATCATTTTCTGGACGCTCTACAGCGCATTTAGTACATTTAATCATCTTTTCCCTTTCAGAGGAGTGGTACAGGTGTTTGACCATTCGCACCTGCAACGAATTGAAAGCTCTTACGAGTCGGTCTTTTCATCTTTGTATTCTACATCAGAATACGAAATATTATCAATTATTTCAGCTTGTTCTATTTTTGGTTCACCCAAAGAGGTGATATTAATTGAAATCTGCGGTGTTCCTCCACCAGTCTTGCCCTCGAAACTAGACAGAGGCAACAATCGTTCTCCACAGAACTTTAGCATTGCTCCCTGTGCAGGGTGTCCATCTTGTAGGGCGGTGTGAATAATCTTTTCAATCACGCTATCGCCGTGTGTCGCTAACAGCCTTGCTTTAAACTCTGCGATTCTTGCTGCGTCTCCCGGCGGTCTCCCCACAATGCCGGGATTCTTTTTCTTTGCAATCGCCTTCTTGGTGGGACGACCCCGAACAGGTTTACCATCGACAACTTCTCGTCTAACCAGCTTGGGTCGCTTCTTTTTTAAGACACCACCATCGTCTGAAGACTGAGCATCTTCGGTAGATACTTGTTTTTCAACTTCTAACATAACGCCTTTTTATCCTTAAAGGAAAGACAAAGTAAGATGTTCGCACACTTACTTAGACAAAGAAAAAATTCAAAGCCCTATAGTTACTATAGTATGCTATCGTAAGATTGAGCAGTTCGCTATCAGGGGGGATTTTGGTTTTAATCCCCCTTTGCTACAGTGCGCTATAATAATTCACTGCTTGC